CCCTTCTTTCCCTGCAAAGTACCTGTGTTTTGACTATCAACCGCGCCAAAATAGCCTGCAACGCGCGGCTTTGAGCGGTTTTGGTCGTCTCGCGAGGTCCAGAGAGGTCAGGCCTCGTGCTCACCCATCAGGCAGAAGCCGCAACACACGACAGGAACCTCATTGCGACACCCACAGTCGCACGGGCAGGAGACAGCAGGCACCGGAAGCGGGCGAGGATACTGCGGTCCAGACACGATGCCAGCCGGGTCCATTCCAGAGGTCAACAGCCGCTTCCGGGCACGTCGTAGTCTCTCACGTTCGCGGTACTCAGGGTGGGCCGCTCTCCACGCGCGCGCATAAGCGCGTCGGTACTCCGGCTCATGCCACTTCCCGCCTCGCGATCCAGGGCCGGTGGGAAGACGGTTGCTCATGCGCTCCATGACACGACGACTGTACACGGTGCGGTAGACTCGTCGGGTGAGCAGGATCCGACTCCCTCAAGTGTGCGCCGTATGTGGCGACGTCTACTCTGGTCGTGACTGCCCCTGCTCGCCAATCGCCGCGGATCGTGCGTACTATGCAAGTCCGATCTGGGCGCGCCTCTCGAGGGCGTACCTGCGCATTCGGCCCTACTGCGAGGCGCACGAACACGAGCCATCCTGCAACGGTCGATCGACGACGGTCGACCATATCCGGCCCCGAAGCGCTGGCGGTCGAGACGACTTCGCCAACTTCCAGGCCCTCTCGCGCCCCTGCCACGGTGCCAAGACCGCTGCAGATCGAAGGGAGCACGATGTCCAGACCACCGCGAGCGCATCCACTCAGAGCGCTGAAGGTCGTGCCTACGGCGGAGGAGTCCGCCGCTCTCGCTATTCCACCCGCGCCGCACAATCTGTCGGACAAGTCACGAGCGGCATGGGTACGGCTCTGGTCCTCGCCTATCGCCAGGGTCATGCTCCCGGACCTCGACGCCGAGACGATCGAGATGCTGCTCAGGATGCGCGACGAGCGCGACACGGAGTTCCGCATGGGCAAGCGCCAGCGGATGGTGCTGGGGAGCCAGGGGCAGCCGGTCATCAACCCGATGCTCGCTCACGCGATGGTGCTCCAGAAGGAGATCCGAGCGCTGGAGGATAGGCTCGGGCTCAATCCGGTCGCGCGCCTCAGGCTTGGCATCCTGCTCGGTGACGCGACCCGCTCGATCGGCGATGTGAACGAGGAGTTTGAGCAGGGTGAGTTCAGCGACGTCGACCTCTCCGACGACGACACGCCAGCGACGCGCCGCCGCAGCGGCTAGACGCGAAGCCAACGAAGCGAAGATCCTCACGCGAGCCAAGGCGGCGATCGCTGCCGAGGAGCACATTCCCCTATGGACGGGAGCGCCCGATGAGTACCGCCCTCCTCGCTACGAGTCGCCCGAGCCTCGTATGGACGACGGGACGCCCTGGCCGAGCGCGGGCTGGATTGTCGCCCGATGGATTGAGGCGAAGCTGGTCCACGGGGAGGGCGATGCGCTGGGTGAGCCCGTCCGACTCGTCCCCTTCCAGAAGGAGCTGCTGCGCCGACTGTACCAATATCATCCAGTCACTGGTCAACTCCGCTACACGCGTGCGATCTGGGGACTTGGCCGCGGCAACGCCAAGACGGAACTGGCCGGGTTCATCGGAGATGCTGAACTACTTGGTCCGCTGGCTCCTCGCTCACCCAACGTCCCGCTAGCAGCGGCGTCGTTTGAGCAGGCGAACAAGTTGTTCGGCGCTGCGCGCTTCGGGATCGAGGGCGACGGTGGCGACAAGCCGGGACCACTCGCGCCCTACCTCAAGCGCGGTCAGCACCTGCAGGAGACGAAGATCATCCGCCCCGATCGACCGGGGAGCATCTACCGGGTCGCGGCGATCGCAGGCACCAACGAAGGCGGGCTTCCCAGCTGCGTCCTGTGCGATGAAATCCACGAATGGGAGGGCGAGAGCCGCGAGCGCGTCTGGACCGTCATGTCCAAGGGCGCCAGGAAGCGGAAGGTGATCAGGACGCTCTCGCCCGCGGTCGCCAAGGCCCTCGGCGTCCCTGCTCTCTACGGCGCCCTCCACATCGGGATCACGACGGCAGGGAACACGCTCGACTCGCTGGCCGGTCGGATGTACCAGCACGGCGTCCGGGTCGCGACGCACGAGGTCGAGGACGAGTCCTTCCTGTTCATGTGGTGGCAGATGCAGCCTCAGGTGACGCTCGGTGACGGGAGCGTTGGCAGCGGCTGGGACCTGACGATCCACGAGGAGCGTCGTCAGGCCATCCTCGAGGCGAACCCTGGAGCGGGATCGTTCCTGAGCATCGACGGCCTCGAGGAGTCCTATCGCGATCCTACGGTCCCGCTCGACGAGTTCCTCAGGTACAACGGCAACCTGTTCGTCTCGCGGCCCTCTGCGTGGCTCCCGGAGCCCGTCATCGACAGGGCGCGCAAGCACCCGACTGAGGTGTCCCCGCCCCCGCCCAAGGGCACGACGATCGTGCTCGGCTTCGACGGGTCGAACAACCGAGACTGCACTGCGCTCATCGGCTGGTGCGTCAAGGAGGACTACGGCTTCGCCATCAAGATCATCGAGCCAGAGAACGGTGAGGCGGTGAAGCGCATCGAGGTCGACGCAGCGGTTCACAAGGCGTTCAAGGACTACAACGTGCTGGAGTTGGCCGGAGACCCACCGGGCTGGCGATCGGAGATGGAGGACTGGGAAGCACGATACGGGACGCGCACGCTCGACGAGGCTCACGACAGGGTCATGGGATCGGGGAAGGTGGTGCGGTTTGAGACGTTCGTGTACGGCCGGTTCGCTCCTGCGTGCGAGCAGTTCAAGGCGGATATGCTGACAGGTGGCCCGAAGATCGACGGCCATCCGACTCTGGTAGCACACCTCAAGAACGCGGCGGGACTCGATACGAGGTCCGGGCAGGTGATCGCGAAGGACACCAAGAACAGCCCGCGTAAGATCGACGCTGCAGACGCGGCGATCATCGCGCGGACGCGTGCTGTATGGTGGCGAGCGAAGTTGGCCCGCCCGGCAACTCCGCGGCGACAAGCGCAGGGGTTTTGAGAGTGGCAGACTCCTCGACCGCGACGATCCGGCTTTCCGGACAGTTGGAGTACGACTCACCCGAGTGGTGGCTGAAGCGGCTCCTCACCCTCTACACCGCACAGCAGCTCAGGGTGCGGGACTGGGAGGAGTACCACGACGGCAACCAGCCGCTCGCCTTCGCGAGCGACAAGTTCCGAGAGACGTTCGGGCGGAGGTACGGCGGTCTCCCCGCCAACTTCATGCCCCTCATCATCGACGCAGAGAGCGAGCGGCTCATCGTCCAGGGCTTCCGGTTCGCCAACCGGCCCGAGGGCGACGGCGGCGCATGGAAACTCTGGCAGGAGAACCAACTCGATGCCGAGTCCCAGATCGCTCACGACCTCGCGCTGATCAAGGGCATCTCGTTCGCGATGGTGTCCCCTCCCATGAAGGGGTCTGACGTCCCCCTCATCACGATCGAAGACCCGAGCGAGGTCGTCGTCGAGTCCGTTCCGGGCAATCGCCGGCTGCGTCGAGCGGCGCTCAAGGTCTGGCTCGACGACGAGGGCTACGGGCGGGCCAATATGTTCCTGCCCGATGCGGTCTACAAGTTCCGAACGCGAGTGAAGCGCACGGACGCCGAAGCAGGCTCGCTCCCCAACGTCACGTGGGACATCTACGACACAGAGGACGACGGCGTATGGCCGATCAAGAACCCGAGCGCTCCTGATATCCCCATCGTCCCCCTGATCAACCGCCCGCGACGGGATGGCACCGGGCGCTCCGAGCTGCAATCGGTCATCGGCAACCAGAACGCGATCAACAAGCTGAGGTTCGATGCGCTCGTCGCCAGCGAGTTTGTCGCCTTCCCCCAGCGGTACGCGCTCAACATCGACGTGCCGGTCGATCCCGATACTGGCCGCGATATCGCGCCATTCAAGCCCGGTGTCGACATGCTCTGGACGGTCCGGCGCCCGACGCCAGAGGAAGCCGCGACCTACGGCGACAACGTCCCGGTCCCGAACCTCGGCCAGTTCCCGCAGGGCGACCTGTCTCCCTACATCGACCTGATCAACCAAGAGGTCGGGGAGATGGCGTCCAACGGGCGCACCCCGTACCACTACCTCCTCTCGATGCCGACGTCCGTCCCGCCCTCAGGCGAGAGCCTCAAGGCGTCGGAAGCGAGACTCGTCAAGAAGGTCGTCCGCCAGTCCGTCCACTTCGGTGAGGGATGGGAGGAGACGATGCGGCTCGCGCTCATCCTGTACGGGCAGGCCGCCAAAGCCA